TTACATCATCTGAAATTTCTGTTATTTGTTTCATTGTGCGGTAGTTATTCCAAATTTATTTAATCCCTCTTTGATAAACGAAATATTTCTAGGCTTTCCTTGAGCCGTTCCTTGATTCTTTTCTTCCGCCATTTGAGCGGCAACTCTTCCTTGATAAGTCTTCTTGTCGAACTCAACAAATTTAGTTTTAGAGGTTCTGAATTCTTTTAAAGTGACTGAAAAGTCAGAAATGTAAGCGTTATCACCTTGTACCGACACGACATTTTCAATTGCATAATTGCTTTGAAATCCAAAAGGAGTCTCAAAAGAAACGAGTTGCTTAGCTTTGAAAAGGGCTTTAAAAAAGTTATAAGCCTTGCCTTGCCTTGTGTCAGCAGGATTTAGGGTTTTGTAAGCTTGATAAATATCAACTCCTGTTCCTATTGAAGCGTCCAGATATTCAGTTTTATTCGCCTTACTAGTTGCTAGCAAAGTATTAACTTGTTTAGCTGCGTTTGTCACTACTGGAATATAGCTATTGATAATAGTTAGCCTTTCTACAAGCTCTACAACTTGAGATTTCGGAGTCGCTCTTTCTTCTACTAACTCTCCAACAAACCCACGCAATGTAAACTTTTCGGGCTTAATTGCAATATGGTCTTGTATTGTGGAATTATCCTCAACGAAGTGATCTGTAATATCGGCTTGTTGTTCTGATTTATGTTCTTCAAAAATATCGAACGCAAAGCCAGCAATGCCAAGATTTACCACAGGCGATACAATAAACTTATTAACTAAGTTGTTTGTTAATTCAGCGTTGTTTAGTGTTTTATTTGAGATAGCCATTTTGTAATAAATATTTTATCTCTTCATTTGTCCAGCAGTAAGACTCGCTCTTATTGTTATTCATGTCGCTAAAAATAGAGCAAGTAACCGTGCTAGCTTGGCAAATATCCAGCTTAATAAATCCATTCTTTTTAGTTGGTTCGTCTCTAGTCCAACAATCAAATTGACCTTCGTTTAACATTACTCTTTTTACATCGTCAAACTTAACTTTTTTTGCAGCGTAATAAGATTTAGCTATATCGTGCCTTGCGAATGCTTCTGTTGAAAATATAGTGAATAATATGATTAATAGTTTCATCGAGTACTCCTATTTTGTTGCGCTTGAGCGTTATTATAAGATTGTTGAGTAATTGGCGTTAAATTCCTATTTACTTCCCTACTTACCGCTTGAGGGTCTTGCAAACCGTTAATATTAAATACGTTGCTTACTGTGGTCATTTGGCTTGATCCACCGACAACAGAAGGTCTATTAACATCGGAGCTTCCACTTAATCCAGCGTCAACCTTATCAAGTAAGTTCTTAATAAATCCACCTTTATTATCAGACGCTAGGAAATCTCCTAAACCTTGTCCGAAACTAGTATTATCTAACTTTTCCGCCGCCATCTCTCCTAGCTTTGGGGAAATTGCTGCAAAGGCAACTGCTGCCGCAAAAAACGCAGTAATAGGTGATAATATACCAGCTAAACCAGCCAAGCCCTTTAAAGCACCGCCAAGTTTTCCTATGTTAGTTGCAAGATTTAGAATTGTAAGTCCAATTGCTGCACCTCCTAAAATCTTTGCTAAGTCTGGCAAGTCTTTAAATCCATCAACTAATGCACCTATTAAACTGTCGCCACCTCTTTTATAAACCGCTATATCGTCAAGAAGTAATATTATAGCTCCAAGCCCCAAAAGAAAGGGGGACATGCTAAGGGCGAGGATTCCAAACCCAGCAGCTAAAATCTTGATTCCGTTCTGCATTCCAAACAATCCGCCTGCAAATCTTGCAGCAACATCAAACGCGTTACCTATTGCTTCAGCAAATCTTGCCACGCTCTTGGCTATTCCCGTCATCGTGCTAATGATTTTGTCGCCGTTGTCTTTAATCCATTTAAAGAACTTTTGAGCTAATTCGTTTAGGGCTGGAGCAAGTTTCGCAACTGCTTGATCTTTTAAGGCTTTAAATGTTAAAGACAGTCTTTTCATCGAAGTACCTAGCGTGTCAATATCAGCTCTTTGAGTTTTATTTAAGAAGGTATTTTCAGCTAGTCCGTCAAACTCTTTTCTTGACAGTTTTAAGACATTAATAAATTCAGGAGTTAGCCCTAGTTGACTAACTAGATTAGTTGCCATGTCTGGACTAAGACCTTGAATAGAGCCTCTAAGCTGCTCTAGTACTCCAAAAGCGTCTTGATTTATATCAATGCCCAGCATTTGGAAAGGAGCAATATTGCCTTGTCCAATTCTTACAGCTGCGAGGTTTTTTTGTACAGAGCTAATTGATTCAGCTATTTGATCAGCCGAAAGGGAAAGATTAGAAAGTTGCCCTGCTTGTTGCCACTTTTGGAGCATCTCAATTGATAGCCCTGTTTGTTGATTTATGTTTTGAAGTGCAACAACGCCTTTTAATGTGCCTTGAACGAAACGATCTAATCCAGCTACTGCGCCAGTAAATGCAGCGGTCATAAGAAAAGCGTTTTTTCTTATGCTTTTTAAGCCATCACTGACGTTGCTAATGGTTCTGGTATCAGCCTTTACTCCTAGTTCTATAAATAATTCGCCGATACTAGCCATTGTTGGAATTTAAATTAATGTATTCTTCTTCATAGTCACTGCAAAAGCCTTCATATTCAAGCATCTTAATAACCCAAACGACATTCATTTTGCTTATTGTTTCAGGATTGCCCCCACAATATCCAGCTTTTGCTAACTTCAAACAGATAATATCACTATCGTCTTCTGGGGTTTCTATTTTTGGTAAAGCTACAGGCTTTTTGCTGGCTCTTTTGTTAACAACGAATCGGGGGCTTGAACAAAAGGGAGGTAATTTACCTCCAAACAAGTCATCATTATTTCATAATAATCAATTCTTGCTTCTATTGGCTCAAAAGTATCCCTTGAGATTTTTTCGCCTGCGTAGGTGCATCTTTTAAGGCAATCAAATAATATGTCAACTAGATCGGAATTACAATCTATTACTTCAATAGTAATTAACCCATCTAGCTTTGACATGTCGTACCCTTGCTTCTTTACTGCTTGGGTAAGAATAGATCTAAGTTTGTTAGCGGTCAAAAAGTCAGCTTCATTAAATTTGACTTTTATGCCGCCTTTTGCTGTTGTTATTTCCTTTGGCATGTTATGCTATTGATTTAGAAGCGTTAGTAAATTTTAGTCTATAGAGAGAAATAGATTGTTCAGTATCGCCTTCAACGTTTGATTTAGTATCAACTGATTGAGTGAATACTCCACCACTTAATGAATACACTTCACGGCTAACATCTCCTAGGCCGCCACCAACTCTTTTTATAAACTCTCCTTTTAGCAAAGAGAATGCAGCAAAGTCTCTTTCCATTCCTAATTTTATCGAGTTCAGAAACTTATCGTCTGGGGAGGCTCTAAGAACTCTTATTTCAACATCTACTTGCCTGCCAGTTTCATTGAAAGCGTAGATAGAGTTACCATTTTTACCAGTCTTAACAGATACTAACTCATTGGGATATGATATAGTGACAATATCGCCGTCTCCGAAATCATTAAACACTCTGTCATTAATTTGCACTGTATCAGCGCCAGTTAAACTTGAAGTTGCCATTTTTTATTTTATTTTAAATTAATATTATCTTTCAATAACAACAAGAACGTCTGAAGAGTGAATTGCTCCAGCTAGCTTGATTGCAATTTGTACAAGTGGAGCTTTTCTTGCTTCACGGTCAACTTGTGACTGTAGAGCTATAGGTTGGCTATAAATGTAGTAACCTTTATCAGTAATGTTTCTTCTTAGATCATCTGGATTGCCAAAGGTTTCTGCAGAATTCCAATTGAGTCCAGCAGTTGCCATTTGGTTATTTATTGACCTGTCGCAGATTTTACTATAAGATCCTTTTAATCCGTCCATTCCTGATTCATTTTGAGGAATTTTAGTATTAGTTTGCTTCAAATAGTTAAAACCAGCAACTTCAAGGGCGAATTTAAACCAGATCGAGTTGTAAACATTATCAAAGAAATCATTAGCTCCGCTAGTTAATACTACTGGTAAGCCTGCAATGCTACCGTAAACGTCAGATCCAGCGACTTCTGCCTTATTTAGTATTGTAGTATTAATAGCATTATCAGGAGCTATTCCCACTAAAGACACTTTATCCATTGTCTGGGTGGTGTTAGATCCTGAAAAATTAACGCTTAATGCTCTTCCTGCGTATGCAGTCTTCATTAAATTAGCTGCTTCTAAGTTCAATGAGTAAAACAAGCATCTAGTTTTAGTTTGATTAGCATCTTTGATTATTGAGCAAATACCTGTTGTTGGCTCTAAATCTTCAGTGCTCACAAAATGGTGTAAGAATAACTTATCTTTGGCTTGAATTGCTGTAGCAGCAGTTAAAACTGCTGCGTCCTCCATTTCTAGGTTAGTTATTACGCCGACATAACCAATCAACTCTTCCGTTCTAGAAACAGCATCAACTAGAGATTCGCCTTGCGCGTTGTTACCAGCCGTGGCAGTTCCGCCAGCAGCATTAAATAACCCAGCTCCACTTAGATCAGTTCCAGATCCAGCAGGAAGTTGTGCTATAGTTATTGTTGAAGCTGTCCCAACTTTTTTAGATACCAAGTCAAATCCATCAGCTTTACTAGTGACAATTACGTCAACTAGTCTCTTTTGAAGTATTGCGGCAATATCACTGAAAGAGGATATGTTAGTGAAGTCTAGGGCGGTTAAATCAATGTTAGATCCGTTTAGAATAATTCTAATGTCACCGTTAGCCACTGCACTCAAAGCTGCTAGATTACTAGCGGTAAGGCTAGCACTTTCAAAGATTCCAGATATTGCACTGATTGCGTTTACCATTGGTAAAACAACAAGCCTGCCAGATCCGCTTAAGATATTCGGAGATTGTGAAAAAATAGTGTTAGCCATCGCAGCTGTCACGGAATTAGTTCCATAATCTGCGGCAACATCCTTTGCATTTAGATAAATTCTATAATCATCAATATTGCTTGGAGTTTCGGTTGAAAATAAACCAAGGCTATTAACATTAGGTTCAGCAAGTCCTTGAGGAGTAGAAGTTATTGAAACGTTTATTCTTGTGGTAATAGGTAATGACATTTTATTTTATTAAAATTTGGTTGGTAAAATCATCGTAATAAGACGTGTTTATTGTCTTATTATAATGTGCTAATAAAGAAATATTGATTGCAAATCTGTTGAGCATTCCAGCGCCCTCTAATTCACTAACATTTACAAAACTATTACTTATTCGGGCAATCTGGAATTGATAGAGCCCTTGTTTTTCTTGTGAAAAATTAGAGTTTAGCGCCATAATCACTTCTTCTTTTCTTTGTCTTGCCTCGTCATTCTTAGAAATAACGTTTATTGTATAATCCTCCCTCATCAATGTGGTAATATTTTCTTGCCCACCTTCCATGCCTTCAGCAGCTGGAATAAATTCGCTAGTTGATGAATAATTCTGTGAGCTGTTATATTGCAGAATAATAAATAATCCGCTTGTTTCTGGTAGTTTGAAATCTTGGTTGTAAATCATTACTTGACCAGCGGACAACGACATAAACTCTGTTAGAATGTCGCCAATTATTTTAATGGGCTCTCTATTCATAATTTTTAACTAAGTGATATTCATAGTAACCGTATAAACTGTAATTCTTTTCAAACATCACTTTAAATTTACTGCCATTAAAACTAATCAAGTCGCCAGTAAATATCTCTGCGCTTGTTTTAGTGTGTATCATCAACCATTCCCAACTTCTAGTTTCTAATGGCTTCTGTTGTAAAGATTCAGCATTAAGTGGCTGCACAACGCCGTTAAAAGAAATATCCGTTTCAACATTGACTTTTTCAAAATCAACTATTGAAGAAGTTATTTTTGTTAATACTATTGGGCTTTCCCACCCATTTAAAGCTGATCTAATTTTAGGTAGTGCCATTATTCAACCTTGCTTGTAATTGACTTTCTAAGTTGACTCGTATCAATTAAGATTTGCGAGCTTCCTTTTATATCTATTGTGCTTTGAGCTAGAGGTTTCCAAGTTCCATAACCACCAGTTTCAAAAGCCTCTTGGACTATAGCCTCGCCATAGATTCCTATTAATTCATAAATCCTATTCATCCCACCGACTTTATCTATATTCCCTTGAATTATTCTGTCAGCCTTCTTTAATAATTCCTTTCTCTTCAAATTTATTGGGTCTTTCAAGAATGACCTTCTAGGCAATCCTTCGCTCAAGACTCCGAATTCATGTCTTGCCCCAATTTGGGCGTTTGTTAATGAATCATCTCTACTATTTTCGCCGCTAAATATTCCTACTTTAGCAACCAACTTCTCTTTTAAATTCTTTTGCAACTGTTCAAATCCTTTAAATTGGGACTTGATTTTAACGCTACTAGGCAAGCGTTGCTCCATAAACTATTTCTGTGTTGCCAATCATCTTTGGCAAAATCATATTTAAATATTTCAAGCCGTAACTTGATTTTGTGTAAAATCCTAAAATAGGACTGTCTAGCTGCCATTGAGGGATTGAGTAACTTTCTGAAACATTCCCAACGCTTCTTGAGCTAACTGATCCAGAGTTACTAGATTCTGCACCGCCTGCGTTTAGATCATTTACTAAGTAATGAGCGGATAAATACAAATAACCTAAGACAACATCCGCACTATCAAATAAAGCATCGTTGAATGTTACGCAAGATTCCGCATAAGCATTAGTAATATCTAAATCACTAACCAACCCTGCGTTTGATATTACTTTCCAATCGGTGGCGACCGTTGGAAGGGTACCGACAACCCCAGCATTCAAGCATTGGTAAAACTTACGATTTACATCATAAAAGACTTGATCTCCTGAATTGTAGGTATTACCTACAAGCCAAGTATCAATGTAGTTAAAGTCACGGAAGAATTGTATTTTAAACTCTTCCGCCGTGACTGCTTGTATGATAGGATTATCGCAAGCCATTATTCAGCAGTAATTTCTGCTTTTTTAGATTTAGCTTTAGAAGTTTGAATAACTTCTTCTGCGTTACTTCTCAAAGACTCTAAAGACTCAATGCCTTTGTAACGTAAAAGAGTTAAAGATTCTTCTTTGCTAAACTCCATTATTGCACCTATTTTAAAATCTCCTTTAGAAGTTTTAAAAAGTGTCTTTGTCTGATTAATTAGTTCCATTTTTTATATTTTTTAAAATTAAATAGTAACAGAATGATCTAAGTAATAGATTTCTTGCGGTCTTTTAGCAATGATTCCAGAGAATTGTCCATAAGCTACATTTGTGAAGTCAAAATTGTTCACAGTACCAAAAGTGGTAGTTGTGTAGTCAATTGGGATGTTCATTTCTAGAGTTTGGTTGCTGTTTCTGTAAAGAACATAGCGATTAACTCCTAATGGATTTTGTCCGAAAGTCTTAT